GCCGCCATCGTACGGATTAAGATCAAGTTTGGCCCGGCATTCATTCGGATTCATGATCCGCGATGCAATGGCCCTGCTGAAGCTTTCCATCGTCGTTCGCAAGTCCGTTCGATACAACGCCGCAGCGTTGAACTTGAAATACACTTCGCCCGATCTCCGCTCTCTTGGAGTGCGTAGCTTGATGTCACATTGTTCCTCAAACTTGACTAGCCAATGGTCAAGACACTGAAGATACGCAAGCTGCTTTTGCTCCAAACTGTTGTAGCTGACCGAATCGCCATCGCCTGGCATCCCTTCAAGCCCGAAAAGCATTCCGACCTCTTGCCTGGTAAGCTTTTGCAACGCTGCAAACTGTGCGTCATTGTTATTCATCGACACGGCATTGGCCTTGATGCCCTCACGCAATAAGCCAGCTTTGGCGGAATTCTCCGAGCCTGCTTCGATCTTGTTGAAGTCGTCAATAAATTCCTTGGCGTCCTCTGCTTTGCGAAATGCCGCTGGAGGTGCCTCAAGAAACAACTTGCCGCGAAATCCTCGACGCAGTTGGTTAAGCTTAAACCTAGTTTCTTCGTAACCCGTCGCAAATGTCGCGTTAGCGATGTCAAGCAATCCGAGACCTTCGACACCGTCCCAACTGAAGCCAGTAAGGTGCAAAACGTCGCTATCGTGGAAGATTAAGTATCCGTTCTTGTCAGTGTCGAACGTGTCGAAAAGATCCGTTTTACTCTGGTTTTCCGGCTTGGTGATATGGTATTTTTCGCCCTCGTAGATGATCGTCCAAGTCGCATCCGGCATCATCGGGATTAACTCCGAGATACCGCGGCTCGTTCGGATGATAGCCGCTCGACCGTTGCCCTTCATCAACGCATGACTAAGGATCTGTTCTTTGAACGTCGTTGGGGCCTGGATCTTATTCGGTTGCTCTCGCAAAAGGTAGTATCCATCATGCTCGGTATCGTTTATAGACCCTTTGCCTTCACGCCGTTTAACGTCGATGGGCAATCGCCCGAAGTCACCTGTTAGTTTATTGTGAGCATACCAAGCTGGTGGAACTCCAAGGGCATCGCGCACGCCAACTTTGCGACCGTTTGAAAACGAATCTTCATTTAAGCCCATCCACCTGGCAAACACGTCTACTAAGCTCATCCTTAAGACTCCTAAGTGATGTAAAGTTTACCAGAGGATCGCTCAGGCTGCAAACTTGCAATCCTGTAGGCCATTACCGCTGCCACAATCGGATCGATCTTGTCTTTGCTCTTTGCTTTGTCAAACATCCATCGATCTTGCCGGTCTTTGCAAATCATCGCATTGTTTGCGCACCAGCGAAGCAACTTGGATTCAAGAAACACTAACCGACCATCTTGCATCAATTGAATGAAGTCGCGAATGGCCTCATTGAAGTTGGCTTGGTTCTGTGCCATCCTTGCCGCTGTCGCTCCCACCTTGCCAAGCTTTTCGCCTAGCTGTTGTCCGTTGTATGGATCGTAGGCGACCGTATCAATTTCAAATGCTTCAATTTCCTCGATGAGCGACTCAGTAAGATCCTCGATCGGGTACGCACACTTGAACAATTCTTCAGAGTGCACGAACTCGGCAAAGGGCATCGCCGATAAGTCACGCTTTGAATCCGCTGCGATAAAAGCCCTCGTCTTGACCTCGTAGCGATAAATGACCTTGCCTTTATCGTCAACGCTGACCGGAAACCTGGCACAAAGAGCGTATGCAGCCAGGTCGTCGCGAGATCCTAAGTCAACGCCTGCCCCAAGCCCATCGGCATCTTTCCAATCCGAATGAACGCCAACGCACCGATCAAATGCCGCAAGGTCAAACGCTTTTTCAGTCGATGAAACGACGCTGTTTCCGTGGTATCGCTTAAAACGATTGCGACCAAGTGTTGTTGCTTTGCTTTCGTTCCATCGCTCCCTTAGGTAGTCAAGCTTAACCGATACGTTCAGGTTTGGGTTGCTCTTAATCCAATTCGATTCTTCGCCTGGATCGTCCTGTGAATCGATCTCGTAGATCAACGCAAATAGCGTGTTATCCGAGTGGATGCCGCTGACGACATTGACTGCGTAGTTGTATTCTTCTAGCCACAAGTGCGAATCATCCGCTCCGGCTGTCGTAATGATCAAGTGGAGCGGTTGCGACCTAGCCGCCGAGCCTGTAACCATCGTATCGTAAAACTTTCGATGGTACTCGCCCCATGCGTGGAGCTCGTCCATAACAACGCAATGAGGATTAAGACCGTCAAAAGGCTTTTCGCTCGATACTTTGCGAATGTAGCTCAGGTTGTGCTTAAAGGTGATCGTCTCGTTCTTGATGTCGGTATACTTTTGAAGCGGTTGCGACTGATCAACCATCCGTTGGCATTCGCTGTAAACCACGTTTGCCTGTTCTTTTTTGGTTGCTGTCAAAAGTATCTGTCCGACCGCTTCCGGCTTGCGAGTCTTTGGATCAATGTCGGCCATTGCAAGAAAATGACACAAGCCAGCAACGAGCGTTGACTTGCCATTCTTGCGAGCCATCGACCAATACACTTTGCGAAATCGCCGAGATCCGTCCTCGATCCTTTTCCATCCAAAGATATTCCACAAGCCAAATAGCTGCCAATCTTCAAGGATCAAAGGCTTGCCAGCGAATTCGCCAACGGAATGACGCAAGACGAGAGGGAAAAACTCGCAGACGCTAGCCGCCTTAGCCGCATCAAAGTAGTATGGAAAATCTTGCGTAGATTGCCGCTGCATATCGAGCCGAAAACGTAGCACTGCATCCTTAACGCGATTGCACGAAGGTATAGAGCCATCCTCGATAGCTTGGCAATAATCCTCGACCCGTAGCGAAATGCCGCTTGCTATCAACCTGGAGCCCTCTTTAGCCACTCGGCGAATTCGTCCTCTTCTGGTGGAAGTGTCGCAACCATTCGAGCCCTAGCCGATGGAGTCAAACCAAGTTCCGGCAAGAGCCGATTCATTTCCTCTCGGTACTTATGCAGTTCGACCGAAAACGGATTCCGCTTAGCGTCGATACCGTCATCGGTCTTTTGAACCAAGACAATCCCAGTTTTCAGAACCGCCTTTCGCGCCAGCATCCAACCGCCGTAAGCCGTGCAGTAGGCGATCATAATTTCCCGAAGGTCGCTTGAGCAAATCCCGTTTCGTTTCATGTCCTCAAGTAGCTGACCCCATTTGAACTTTTCATCGTCGCTGAAATAGTCCGGCATTTCGGGTTCTTCCCCGTCAGCCTTCGGAGCCGATTTGTTTTCCCGCTGCGGGTTCTTGATGAAGCTACCCTGCATCTTGAGGATTTCCGGAGCTGTTTTTTTGCGTCCCTTGGTCATTGGCTTACCCTACATACTTGCAATTTGCCGCAAAAACCCGACGAAAAAACAAAACTAGAAAAATTAACGCAAGTCGGCTTGCAAACCGTCCGACAATTTCTATATTGATGTCGTGGCAAGGATGACCGGCAACCGACCGGCACAAGACCACGCAACGCAAGGGATAGAAAAATGACTAAGATTAGCAAGCCAAAGCTCAACGCCGATGCAGCATACGAAAACGCCGCGTTGGTATCGCACGACCTAGTTGCTCGACTCCAGGAGCTACTAATGGACTTGCCCGCACCAGATACCCAAGCAATCAACTGGGGCCATGTTGGCGACCTAGCCGAAATCAACCACCGCCTCGCTGGTGTGATCGCCTTTATGACCGGAACCGAAAAGTAACCCCTAGCAAAAAAACGGAGATAGAAAAAATGACCATCGACCAACTGATTGAACGGCTTGAAGAATACCGCGACGAAATTGGCGGAGATACCGAAGTCCGATTGATGACCCAAGAAAACTGGCCCTTTGAAAACGCCGTTTGCGGGCTGGCATCTGGATCCGAAATCAACGATGTCGCGTCCGACGATGATGAGGATGAATGCGACGAAGGTGATGACGCCGCCGAGGGTTCGGTCCTGTACATTGTAGAAGGCCGCCAGTTGGGATACGGGACCAAACTTGCCTGGAGCGTAGCCGGAAACTAGCTCCATGAAAGACCGCATCACGTTTCGACCAGGATCGCTTTGCGAAGCGTTGCTAAAATGGTGCAAGGCCAACAACGCAACGCCTAGCGAGGCGATCCGAAGGGCTTTATCGGCATTCTTAAAGGTGGATGCTCCATCCATGACTATTGGACGCCCTCCTCAAGAACTGCCTTCTGCCCCGTCAACTTCTCCCATCGAGCCACAATAACATCGCAATACTGCGGGCTGATTTCCATTCCGTAGCACTTGCGGCCCAGCTGCTCGGCTGCGATAAGAGTAGTCCCAGTTCCGCAGAATGGTTCATATACAGTCATTGCATTATTGACCACTTCAAAAC